TCTGATGATTAGCTAATGATGCAACTAGCCATCTACTTTGAGGCACTTTCCATGGATGCCAATTAGATCCATATGATGATATTGGAAGATGATATCCATATCCAGTCCCAGCCGTAATTAATGGGTTATCATGGGCCCATGATCCTATGAATGATGTGGCGGCTAATCCAAAAGGCCAAGAGACAGTATGCCAATTATTATTAGGATCATTTAACTCACAACTAGTAATACTTGTACCACTCAGAGGAGGCTGAGTCCCAGGTCCATTAATTGCTGATCCACAACCTGAATATGAAATTCTTTCAGTTGGAGAATTGCGGAAAATACCGAATTGATTTCTCGGACCTAAAAATCCATGAGATGGAGTAGGCCAATTCGGATCTGGCTGCCCACCATCAAGAGCTATCCCCATATCGTGATAGTTTCCAATTATAACGCTACAATCATAATCACAAGTAGGAACACAATCCATAACATCATTAAAGTAATCAACATTAAGTACCGCGCCTACTGGTATATTTGAAACGGCTACAGCTTGACAAACGCTCATTGCTCCATTACACATCCAAACAGGTGGAGGTGGTCCACAATCATCCATACAGTCATTATAATCAGTATAAGTTGTGAAACTAGCAATATTAGTACCTTGACAAGCTGGACTACTATTACATTCATAATATGGAAAACTTCCAGGAGAACAAGATGCTTGACATAAGTGAAGAGCAGTAAATGTTCCAGTACCGTTACCAGGATTTACACATACGTTATTAATACAATTGTATGATATAGGATAAACACACGAGCCATCATCTATAGTACATGTTGGACAATAGTTAACTGCTGATGGATCTGTACAACCATAAACATTAGCACAATTTGCATCGCAATCATTAGGATCTGTCCATGCACCAAGACCGTTTCCAGGATCATAACATTCACCAGGTAATACTGCTGTTGGGTACCCAGCCGACCAATCATCACAACCACTACTTGCTGGTGGACAACAATCGTATGTAGGTATCACAGGTGAGCAACTACCAGCACAAGCCGCTTCTGTTAACGCTGGATCAAAACTATAATCTTGACCTTCAAAAGGTAAACTATTACCATGTACACCATAACAACTTCCTACGTTAGCAGTCGTACTAGTTATAACATCATTACAACCATTAGGATCTGTACAACAACCATATGAAAAGTGTGAACCTGTAGTACCGCAAAGTGAATCACAAGTAGATTGAGATGGATAATAAGGACCATTAGGACCTGTTCCACCACTACCATCATTAAAGCAATTGTTTACTGGTGTAAGCGTTCCTGAGTTAGGATTTGTCCAATCTATACACCCATTCATAGTAACATCATAACCAGGTTTACTAGTATCACAACAAGACCAATGTGGCGTTGGAGGCTGAACAGGACATCCCGGTGTGTAAGGCCCAAATAAACCGTAACAACATGATTGTGTACCTCCATGCTCGCAAACTTCAAACCCCCATTGTCTAGTGGCATCAGGTGGGTTCCAAGTAGCTGGCGGGTCCCCATTAACACGCATAGTACCATCTACATATATTGGTAAAAGCGTGCCAGAAGCATAACCTGTAGGATCCCACTCAAACCATTTTATAGTCCAATGTGTACTTCCAAGAACATTACCACCGCATCCTAAACCAATACCAAGTTGTACACTAATAACACCATTATTACATATTGGATAATTAGTTGCTGGTAGTTGAGTTACTGACATGGTATGTGGTGGGCATGTCCCATCAACTGGAGCACCTGGACACGATTGAGGTAATACACAGTCTATTGTGAAAAGTGTATCAGTAAAGCAACCAAAATTATCAGTTACTCTAATATAATAGTCTCCATCTATAAATCCTGGAGGAAAAGCTAATAACATCGTTTGAAGCGTTACAAATGAAGTATTTGTTGTATTACCAGAATAAGTTTGAGGATCCGTAGCTAATAAATTACCTGCGGCATCAAACCATTCAACCGTCCATGTAGAAGCACCATTTAGCAATATAACATCTATATAAGCGTTACCATCATAATTACAATTAGGTGCTTTTCCTGTTGCGTCGGTTTTAAGCACAGTGATATCATGAGGTGTACCAGTACAAGGTGCTATTGGAGCACAACTAGGAGAGTTTGCTATACACGTTGCTTCATCAGGATGTGGACCTGTTGTAGAACCTAATAATTCTACACATTGAAAACCAGTACTTGTTACCGCGTTTTGAGGATTAGAACAGTTAGTGTAAGGGCAAGGGCATTGGAAAGTTGAAGCCGACACGTTCCATAAAAATCTTTGCTCACCAATACGTCCGTCGGGATCTGGACTACTAAAAAGAAGACCAACAGCATCTAAAAACTGAGTATAATTCATACCAAGATAAACTGGATACCATGTAGAATAATAATTTATTATTTCTTCCGCTGTGTAGAATTTTGGAGGCATTACATACGGTGTTATATGAAAAGGTGCTGTATTAATTCCATCTCCTTGTATATAATCCCAACCAAAATAGGTACAATTAATACAACCACCACTAACATCTGTACCACACCACTGTGATGCGTAATCTTCAAATCTAAAACTTTGTCTAGAAGGTACGTCAAAAAACCATCTTAAATATTCTTGAAAACCTGCATCAGTAGTTCCTAATGGAACTTGAGGCAAATTACAATCTGTTTGATGATTACCATGTCTATTGTGTCCATCTGGAGAAGGTCCATTTTGTACTATAACATTCCTACCTGTATTAGGATTTACACAAGCATATGTAACAGGTTGACATTCCCAACTAGTTCCAGTTAAACCACATGGAGAGTTCACATCAGATAAACAACTTGGTTCATCTGCATAAGCACCACTCTGGTCATTTAATTTAACACAAGTAGGCATAGATGAGCCAGCTATTTGATTATGGTGTACTACAAGGTTTATATCAATACCGTTAGCATTAAGAATATCTTTTACTCCAATTCTGGTTGGACCCATTCCTGAAATTGTTTCTTGCTCCCAAAGTAGATCTTGGGAAAGTAGTTTTGCTACTGTTAATTGACCACCAAATGTACCATATTGATTTTGTAGAAGCATAACAAGTCTAAGAGGATCACAGTATTCAAACACAGTGGAACCTGTAGTACACGTGCAATTGTTGTGTGTAGAACAATTAATATTATCAGTAATATAAAAACCTGCTTTGATATTTGGATTAGGTGAACTTGAAGTAGCTGTAATATCAACTAAATTACAACCAAATTCATTATAATGATTTGCATAATCTGGATGTGTACTTGCTAAAACACCATCTATAGTTGTTGAGGTATCGTTTGCCCATTCTCCACCAAAAAGTGACATATAATGACCATCTGTATTATCTACACCATTAACATAATGTGGATTTGGATTAAACGTAGCATCTACAGGACCCATTTCTATCCAAGAATTATGTAATCCAAAGTCAATTCCCGGTATATATACTGATGTACCGTAGCTAGCAAACCATTGGTTCATGTAAGTTGGATTCATTCCAGGATTATGTGTGTATTCATTACCAAGAAGTGGTTTTGAATAAACAGGAACGTTTTGTTGACAATCCCAAGACGTGTAACCGCCAACTGTTGTTGATACACTACCCTGACCTATACCTTGGAATGAAAACTCTCTACCATCTAAATTTCCAGCTGTACCATCATCAGTCCACTCTGTATATTGACCTTTAACTTGAGAAAACCATTTACCTTCTTTTTCTTTAAATTCTTGTATATCTCCTTCTTGTAAATCACTATTTATTGTGCTAACATACCAACCATTTTTAGCATAATTATCCCAGTATTCTCCAGAATCAGTTAAATTTTCTGTTACTTTAGCTTGACTACCTTCATAATTAAGTGTTTGAAAACTTTTTACACTACCAGGTTGCTCGTTAAGCATAACCGTAACACTAGATTCACTTTGAGTATTGTGGAAATTATTTCTTACAAGATTAGTATGGTGTTCCCATAAATCACCGTTTTTAATTGTATAATAACTATTATTTAAACTTATAGCATTTTCTGCTATCCATGATTTAAAACTAACCCAACCCCTATTTATTTCAGAAAAAGACACTGTAGTATCAGTACTATCGGCTGGAGGTGTATATGTAGAAATAACCTCACTAGGATTATAAAATATTAATCTTGTATTCCAATATCCTAAACAGTCTACACATCCTGCTCCTGAAGTAATTGTTATAACGCCACCAACACCACCTAAACTAGCAACATCAACTAAACCTCCAGCTATACTTAATTCTAATTCTAGCATATCTATGCCATCATATGTAACATTTTGTACACTTAATATTTCAGCACCATCTGCAACACCGGCACCTTGTACTAAACTACCAACTTGAACGTTTGTACCAAGATCAACCGTTATTTTATTTGTAGGTTTCCACGTTTGATCTGGTGCTGAGTTATCACAAGGTAGTGTTTTACAATTAGCTAGCACCCACGCATAATACTGTGCGCTATATGTTGGAGGAAGTGTAATAGGAAAATCAGTATGATTTAAAGATATATTGTATTCTTTCTTTCTATCATCAAAGCTACCATAAATTCTATTAGATAATGGTAATTTATCAGAGAACCAATCATGCATACCAGCATCAGATATTGGTGTTAATCCATCTTTTGATAATCTTAAAACAGCTCCTCTACTTTTATCCGTAAAGTATGCTCTAAAGTTTTCCGTAGCAAATGATTCTGGATTTTTAGATATACCATACTCACCAGCATAAGGTTGTGCTTCACCTAAAACTCTATTTGTAGATATTAATTGTGGGTTACCATCAGCATTATATAAAGCGTCTTTATTTGCTAATATTTTTAAAACTCTATCTTCACAAAAAGCTGTTAATGTAAAGTTTCTTTGATGTAGTTTTTGTATACTACCATAAGTTGGGTTTAAATCTTTTGTAATTTTTTCTGCTTGTATAAATTGATTTAAATTATTTATACCAGCTACAGAATTATATATACCAGAGTATATTAAACCACTACTTCTTCTTTCTTCTAAATAAGGCTCTTCTAATACTGTCGATGCTTTTGCACCATTATCTATAGTAACTTGATTAAAGTCATCTCGTATTCTATCAGATTCAACACCATTACCAAACGAATAACAATTATGCCAAGGTAGTGTAACCTCGTAATTATGTAACTCAGTATCTAATATATATCCATTAGTGTTTTTCATATCATAACCAATAACAGTAGTTTCGGTTTTACTACCATTAGCTCTTGTAAATACTAATCTACTATTTATCGGTGGGAAATCAGGACCACTACTTCCATCGTGATTCAAACCAGCACCATTAACATCTGTTAAAAGTACTATATCATCAACAGCGCCAAAAACTCTTATGTCGTCGTTATTTGGTATTGGAACTGCTGGAAATCCAGGATGTGTATCAAGTGTAACTGTACCGCCAGCAGGATCGTAACATGTTACATAACTATTTTCTTTTAGTTCAGCATGTATAGGTCCTAAAAATTGTTCGTTAGTATTATTATCTAACTTTATAGGATATGTTTGACCAACTTCATAATATATATCTAAATCAACTTCTTCTTTAGGTTCTGTTTCCCATATAGCTGGATTAGTGCTTGCTGGATTTTCGTCGTCATAACTAAAATAAGGTGATAATACTTGCCAAGTTACAGAACCTGGAGCTGGTGATTGTATAGAACTACTATCAACCTTTTTTAAGTGTGGTATAGTTGTTTCAGTAATACTATTAAAACTATAACTACCACCAGGATAAGCGTGACCAGAATACATACCGTCATTACGTATACCAGGTGCTGGTGTCGTTGGTAAGTTCGTACCTGTTAAAACAGCTCCATTAACATCAAAGTGAGCGTCTAATGTGCTATCATTTGTTGGTGAATAATAATGAGGGCCAACTTGACCTATACTATAAGTTTGTCCACCACTATCTGTTTGTAAACTTTCAGCATAAAATGTATATCTTCTTCTTTTCGCTCTAGAATGATCCCAATCAAGCGTATTACAAGGATACCTGTGATGAGGATCTGTTTCGTATATTATCCCGAATGACGATGTCGTACATAGATTACCCACACCTGGACAACCTATTGTCGTACTACTTGGAGAACCCCATCCACCAGAAGTTTCTAAAGGTTGTTCACCACTATTGCTATGATAAATTAAACCATCTTCAGGTGGGTATGTACCGGCGGTCCATTGGCTAAGCATAGTTGTAGGTGCACTACAACCATTGTACATCTCTTGAGAAACCCAATTATGATGTTGAAACCCTGCAGGTGTTCCTGGGTGGTCATGAGCAACTGGATAATCCCCAAAATTAGCATAATTATAAAGAAAAACACCTTTTTCACTAGGATTAAACATATAATCTTGTTGATTAAAAGACCATTCTGATGATGAAAATTCTACCATAGGTGCAACAAGAGGAAAAGGTGGAGTTTTTGTTCTATAAATAACCTGCCCTGGGTCTTCTCTCCATCTCCATATTGTACCAGGTGTTGTAATAGCGTTTATAAAATCCATTTCGGCAACTTTATCTACAGCCCACGTAGCAGCTGGCATGTTAAAGCTCGAAGCAACATGAGATAAACTAGTTAAATTACTTCCGTTAGCATTATTGTTATATTGATTATTTTCGCCATAACCAGCTTTAGATAATGTTATAACGTTATAATTTGCACTATTATAGACACCACCAAGGGCAAAAACATGACCAACATTGTTAGCGTCAACACCATGTACAGCGCTACCTGAGGGTATTCTACCAAAATTAGAAGCTGAAGTATTTTGTAATCTACCCCACCTAGGCGATGGAAACATAGATCCTGGTCCTATCTGAAAACCATTATTATCATAAAAAGGACTTCTCATATCTGTTATACCTAAATAACCTTGTGGTAAACCACCACCCATGTATTCGCCAGTAGGTTGAACTTGCATACCCATATCTTCATTTCCACCAGCGTTTATTGCCATTTCTTCATGAGTTACCCCATAGGTATAATCACAAAGATAAGTAAGTTCAAGCCAACATTTATTGATAGGATGGTTTAAATCTATAACATTTGTTCTTGGTACAGTATATTGAGATTTAAAATCATGTCCATACCATTCATCTGAATTAAAAAATGGTCTAAATCCTTCTATTTTATCTATAAACCAACCATTAGAAGCCGTTGTGTTTGATTGTCCAGATACGTGGTCCCAATATGCTTCACCCTCTCCAGGTCCACCAGCACAAAAAGGTGTCGCACCATTATCTGAACTAATAGATATTTTTTGTTCACCACTAGATCCTGGTCCAAAACCTGGATCAAAACCAAACCATCCGTTACCATATCCAATTGGATTCATTGCGCTTGGTATATTAGTGTTTATATATTGCGAAGTAATAGATTGTACTACATTATAATTTGAAGAAGTACCAAAACCTGTTACTACAAAATTATCTATAAATTGATCTCTTTTAATTTTAGCAAAAAATCTACCTTGAAATTCTGGTTTACTTAATACTTCTTGTTTACTTAATAATAATTCTAAGTTTGTTACAGCAGTAGCAAAACTTCCATCAGTTGATGTTATATTAACATCAGGACCTAAAGACTTTTTAAATACTATTTTGTAAGCGCCATTATTACCATTTGGCATAGGATGATTACCTAGTTCTATTACACTTTTTATCTCATAAGCTTTACTAACTCCATAGCTGGATTTAAATCTTAATCTATATTCATGCAAATGCCCTTGTTCCATCTCTACTAATCTAGTTTTCCAATGACTATCAAAATCACCTTGATAAACATATATAAAATCTCCGCCATCAAGTGGAAAACCATCACCATTAGCCTGTCCTATAATTTGTGGTGTACTAGCACCTTCATCAACAATACTAGGTTGTGGTTTTTCAAAAGTTTTTATAAATTGTGGAGCTTCATTTTCTATTGCTATAACTTTATATCTTGCTGGTCCTGAAATAAACTCATCACTATCATGTCCTTTTTTAAGTATTAAATACGTATCTAAATCTAATTTATTTCTTTCAGCAGATGGAAAAGATAACCATATATTACCATCTTCAGCATCATACCAACGATCCATAGCTAAATTGTAGTATTCTCCAGATGTTTCTTTTATATAAAATTTAAATGATTTTGCCCATTCAGGATAAGTATTAAATATTTGGGCTTTTAATTTTGTTTGCTGATTAGCTGTATCTTTGTTAACATATATAGAATTTTTATCAGAATTACTATCTGAAAACACTGGTGTTTCTCTACCAAGTTCATCTATATAAACAACACCAATTTGATAATGTCTTAATGTTTTTATTGATTTAGCCGGTACATATGAATATGCTCTTTTTGGATTATATTGTTCAGGAATAACACTTCCAACGTCGTTGGTTCTTATTGATGTTTTTATTTCAATATTTATATCACTTTCTGCATCTAAAATAGAAGGACTAAATACTCCAGTACTGTCAACCTTTCCCAAAGCAATAGAACTAATAGGGACAGAATTAAATAAATTATAGTTTTGTAAATAGTTACCATAAACTAATCTATTACCAACAAGTTCTTGACCTAAAGCTTTTCTAGGTACGTTATCATAAGGTCTTAATAATTGGTTTGACGGAAGAATAGCATGTATCATTTCCGTTGTTATTTTTACAAAACCTGATGTTCTTATAGCGCTTAAGCTTGGTAAAATAGTATCTTCACTATTAGCATTCCACTCTTCGTATTTACCAGTTGGATCTGGTAACGTACGTTTTATTGTTTTTACAGAATATATATTTGGAGAGTTGGATTCTTTATATAATATATCTATAGCAACAACATCACTAGGTATTTGTCTGTGATCAACAAAATCTTTAATAACTAAATTTCTTAGTCTATTAACCATACCTAAATTATAAGCTTCTTTAGGTAGATAATCAAATTTATCTGGTAAAAAAGCTACTTCTGTAAAAGGTGAAAACGTTGAATATTCACCGTCTTCATATTTATACCTATAAGCAAATCTTGGAAATTTAAACCTAAATAAGGCTTTTTCTTGTTCTAACTCTGATAAAAATTCATAATTTGAAGAAGCAAAATACATATTACCAGATATTATTTTTACCAAACATTCTCCATCCCAACCAGGCTGTATTATTTCACCATCTATTATTTCTACTCTAATAGATTGTTCGTTACCACTAGCTTTTATAATTAATATATCTCCATCTTTATAATCTGGATAATTAGGACCATCAAATTGTATGCTAATAGGTGTATCATATAGTTCACCAGTTGTTGAATTTATAAATATATTTTCAGGAACTGATATAATACCATTTAATTCACCACGTCTACTATCCTCATCTAAATCCTCTCTATCTGTATTTATCATTTCTAAACTTGGAGCTGTAGGTGGGGCTTTTTTAATAACAGTTAAATGCTCGTGTTGAATAGGACCACTTGCTCTATATTGTATTTGATTTATAGATGTTAAATTATCTCTTACGTAAAATTGAGTTTGTGTAGTAAAATCTACAGAACCCATTTTACATCTTGGTATATTTATTCTTTTTGGCTCCGTATTGTTATCTGTCCAAAATAATATATCATCAACAATATTAATACCAGTAATTAAGAAAGCTTTATCAAAATTAAGAGCTCTACCACTTTCATTATAAGCTATTGTATTAGGAGCAAATATATCAACAACTACCGGAGAAACTGTTTGTGTTTTATAATCGTATTCTGCAATAACATCTATACTTTCACCAGCTAATAGCCAATATAGTTTATCATTTTTTTCATCAGTTATACTACCAACACAAAAAAATGTTTGATTATTTCCTGGATCTATAACTGAAGAAGATAAATCAGTGTTACCTAACAAGGTTTGTAAAGTTCCCATGTTAGAACTTTCAGAAGTAGCAACTTCAACATTTACAGCATGTCTATATTCGCCCTGTGGTACTAATCTTTCATCAAGGTCTTTGTTCATTCGACCTTTCATGAAGTTGTGCTTCAATTCCGCCATTTAATTAATGTTTTATTTGTTTTGATTTACCTCTAAATACTTGAGTAATCTCTTCTAATTTAATATTTGATAATCTTAATTTTGCTTTTCTAGTTTCAGCAAACTTTTCCTTTTTAAATCTTCGCATTACATATTCTGGAATACCCATTCTAGCAGATAAACATCCATATATTATCCACTTGTAAATAGCTTCTTCTGCGAATTTATGTACTATTTTTTCATGATCTCTACCTAAACTATCACTTATATATTTTAATATTATAGTTTTTCCAGATAAATTTGAACTAAAATGTATCATTCCAGAATCACAATCTATAAAATAAGAACCATTAATATGGGCTCTTTCAGGATCTAAACCATATCTTTGCCCTATATTAGGCCAATATGTATCATCTTCATAATCATCGTTATTATTTTCTGAAGGTGTAGATGATTTGTAATTAGTCCATGTATCAGATGTTGTTATCAGCGATCTAAAAGTAATCTCACCGTTCAGAAGTGCTGGTGATCCACTACAAGTTGGTTTACGGTTAACAGCTATAATAGTATTATTCACACTTACAACTCTTGTTTCTGGAGGATAACACTCGTGAGATACTTTCATGCCAGGTTTTATATCAGATATATCATCAGCTGAAGTAGCTGTTATATGATTAGTATTTACAGTAAAAGTTAAACCTTCTACAATATGTGTTGACTCTGTTTGTCTTCTTACACTTGCTCCACTTGGATATATTCTTATTGTTTGTTGTGATCCTGTTGAAGCCCCAGTCCAAGTTGCTCCTGTTATGTTAACAGGACTTGGAGTTGCGCCTCCACTTTCTAATGTTATTCTTGTTATACCTCCAGAATTGTATGTACTCTCTACAAATGTATTATTTGGTATATGTTGTCCTATAACACGATCACCAACCATTATTTCTTTATATTCACCATCTAAAGGAAGTACATTAGAACCATCAGTTAAAGTTGCTACTGCCTCTATTTCATAATCACCGTCATCAGATTGTAATATAGGAAAAGGAGCTGATGTATCTCTAGTAGGATATATTATACGTTCTATACCAGATGAATCAACTCTTGTTAACTTTACATAATTAACATAATCTTGTGGTAAAGGCATTTTTAATGTGGCTGGTACTTCTATTTCTTGTGATTTACAAGATTTTAATGTATCAAAACTTAGTTCCGCTAAAGCTCTATTAGCATGAAATATAATATCACTAAGACTTACATTCTCTAATATTTTACCTTCACCAACGTATGTTGCGTGAAAATTATCTATAATATTATTACCATTAGTACTACTTGGTCCTAGTGGTATAAATTGATAATTACCATAAGTAGAAGTAGCGGTATTACTATTTTGATTACTATTTTGTTGATAATATTCTGATGGTGATTGATTTAATAATGCCATTTATTTACATTTTTTCTTGTTGAATTTTTTTAATTTGCTCTTGATCAGCGATTTGTACTAAACCAGGTTTATTAACAATAATACCACTTAGCTCTAGTATTTTTAACACTAGATTTGTCTCTTCTGAGTCGTGAAGTTCAAAATCAGTTGATCTAGCAACATTATACATCGCTCTTTCGTTTACAACATCATAACCCCACTCTACTTTTATTGGTTTATCTATTACTTCAACTTTTACATCTCCAGTTGTAGTTATTGGATTTTGACCCGCTTGGCCAGCTGTAACATGTATATCTTCTCCATTAAGTGGAGACTCGCAATATACTGGTTGTTTAATTAATCCTTGTCTATGAAATAATGAAGCAAATAAACGATTATTAACATCTATATTATCTACTTTTTTTGCTTCAACCCAGCCAGCTCCACGTCTAACAAAAACTTTACCAGTTCTATAGTTTTCTGGAAATATTTTTGCACCAGCAAGATCTTGTATACTGGTAAATGAAGATAATTTTCTTTTTATAAGTTCTACAGTATCTGACATAGTACCGTCGTCAGTAGGTCTTCTTTTAAATTGATCTAAATCATAAAAATACTGTTCAAATATTTCCATTTGAGCTTGATTAGCTAATAAATTAAATTCCAAAGGAGTTATATAACCTCTTTGTTCTTTATTTATTATTGCTAAAACTCTTTGATATACCGTATCTATACTTACCATTTATTTTATTTTTTATAAGGAAATGCTTTATTTAAAGTTTCTTGTCTTTTTTTACATCCACAACCTTTTTTACCCATAGCTTTAGCTCCTATTTGTGCTAAATTATCTATACCAGTAGCTCTTGTGAATTTTGCTATTGAATCTCCTAAACCTCTAGAAGGTCCAGCATAATGTCTTAAATTATTTTTCATATTATTATATTTTTAATAAAAGGGTTACCCCGAAGGGTAACCACTATTATATGTTATTGATTCAATCTTTTTTCTATATTTGAATATATTTCCATACCTTCATCAGTTTTAAACCAAGCGGCTAAAGCTGAATATGGGTGTTCATCAAATGGAACGTTCATTAGTTTTCTATCATTAGAACCCCAACTAAATGTTCTTTGGTCAGAAGATAATTTAATTATCCCCATTTCTGTTGCTTTAATACCAAAATTTCTAAGTTGAACATTTTCATCATTAACTAAATCTAAGAACAATTGAGGGTTTTTCTTAGCATATACTAATAAATCTCTTCTAAGTTCCTTAGAACTCATCGTAGATACCTCAGAACCTTTTTCAACACGTAGTACAGCTTCCGCCATATCAATATCAAGATTTTGAGCAGCGTTTAACGCTTGTATTTCTAACTCTATAATCTCTACTTCATTTTGTGCTTGAACTTGAGGTTTGTGTTCTTCATATATATGCTTTCTACCTGGGTGATATAAAGATAATAGTTTTTGTAAAGTTTGCTTTTCTCTAGGTACATGTAATATACCTCTTCTAAAAATTATATGTGATAACCTTTGATCACCTTGCATTTCATCAACGAAACAAGTTCTTTGATTTTCACAATATTTTAATTCTCTTTCGTATCCTTTTTCTTCGTCAAAATAGTAAATACCAGCACTTTTTATAGATCTAGATAAAGATTTTTTAGCTTTACCTCTTAAATAATAAGTTCTATTTTTTATTTCCCAAGTATCTTTCTTTGGTTTTGGTACTTCAACAACTATTTCTTTTTTTGGTTGTTCTACAACTATCTTTTCAGTATGCTCATCACCAGGATCTCCTTGGTAAGAAGCTGTTTTTGTTTTTTGTTTTTTTGCCATAATATAATATATAATAAAATTAATAAAAAAAAAAGAGGAAGACGGAGAACGTTTACGTGTATGCCGTCCTCCTCTTTAAATATAAATGTTTACTTCATTAACATAAAGTTGTTAGCACCTTGAGTAACTAAACATCTTTCAGATAAGAAGTTCATTTGCATTGCATCTAAGTCAGATGTTACAGCTCCAACAGAACCAGTAGTCCAAGTTTTCATGTATCTACTTTCTGTTTGAGAAGCTCTATATCTAACATGTAAGAAAGGACGTTTCATATTCTTTCCTAACATTTGATCATAAACTGAAGATACACCAGCTGGAATAAATATACCACGAACAGCATCAGATGTTGCAGCAGCATTAATACCACCTCTAGTAGCTTTATCGTTTAGATATTTCCAATCAGACTTATAGAAGTCATAAGAACCTCTACGGAATCCAGAGAAACCTAAATTTAACGCCATATCCTCAGAGTTATCAAATACTCCATAAGAAGTACCACCAGAACCATAAGAATTCATACAAGCTAGCATATCATCAACAGCTAGAGCTGTACTTCTGTTTAAGAACATCATGTTTTCTTCAATAGCACCTTGATTATCAAACTCAGCTAAGATAGCATCAAATTCAGCTAAATCAGTAGCACAGTTAACACCTGTAACACCTGAAGTTAAATTACCTCTGTTTTCAACAGCGTAGAATAAACCATCCATACCACCTGGATTTCTACCAGAAGAGTAATAAGCAGCATCATCAGTCTCACCTGCATCTAAGATATGTGATTCAGCGTTAACTGGCTCAGCTTCAATACACATCATCTCTACGTAATCAGAGAAACGCATTCTCACGTCACTAGCAGCTTTTAAATACCACATGTAACCACTAGTACCATCTTCACTAGCAACTTCAACCCAACCAATTTGAGAAGCATCAGATCCAGAGATCTCATAATAATCTTTCATGATTACAGGTTTGTTAGTAAGTGATTTGAAAGTTGGTGTAATAGCTTTAGCTGAACTATTAGCTGGTGTAATACCACCTAATCCAGTAGAACCTTTTTCCCAATCAGAACCAATAACTACAACTTGCGTATTTGCTAAAGTTGCATTTGATCCGTGGAACGGAGCATCAGCCCAAGTTTCTTCACCATAAGGCGCAATAGTAATAGCTGTACCATTAATTAAAACTACTTGACCAGTACCTGACCAACCAGCGTTAGATACTAAACATACATCATATAGTCTAGCACCATGATTAGCGATAGTAAACCCATCACCAGAAACATTTCCATCACCGTCACTAACTACAGTGAAAATGTTTGTGTTTGTTACAAGTGATCCAATTAATGAAACGTGTAACCTTCCTTGTTCAGACCATACGACTTGATCAGACGCCATAGCCTCTTCAGCTCCTACTTGTGATAAGAAACCTGAGATAGTTCTGTTTCCAAAAACCTCAGCTTCTTTCTCCATAAGATCTGGTAAATATTGTTGCGCCCAACCGTCCGAAGAACCAGCTGTCGCAAAATCGATATAATTTGAAACTAACGTTTGCTTTTGTGAAGCTGCAACGCTATTCAAATTAGTTCCTGCAGTAATTGCCATTTTTAAATATTTTTAAGTTATTATTTATTTCTATTTTTAATTTTAAACTTAAAATCAGAAGAATTATCACCTAACACTTTAAATTTAAGACCACCAGTTTTTACTTCACCATGACTTTGTCTTGGATTCATATTAACGTTTTTGGCTTTAGCAACGCTATCTTTCATAGCATCAGCTTTACCTTGCTCATAAAAATGTTTTGCAATAGCATCTGCATTCATTGCTGTATATAAAGACTTATGATAACCCTTAGCATCTTCCATTGTATTTTGTTTATTCAAAAACTTTTTGACAAAATTATTAATGTCGCTTTGTGTTTCTTTTACTTTATTAGCATCTTTAACATTAAATCTAAACTTTTTATCACCAACGTTATATTCAAAACCTTTGAAATTATTGTTAAAAACTTGATCAGTTTTCTTTAAAAAAGTTGATTTACTAGCTTCTGCTATTTTTTGATTTTCTTCAGATTCCTTGTTATATCTATTAAAGAAATCCATAGCTTTTTGTTGTTCGGGCGTAAGCTTTGAACCAGCTTTAATTTCTTCATAGTATTTGGACTTTTGCCCGTCCAAGTGGCTTTTAGCGCTGGCAACTTGCTCTTTTAACGCTAATTTTTTTCTTCTTATATCTCTTTCATCGTCTTCATCTTCGCTGTAAGAGAATTGATCTTCCATTAGGAAGTTAATTTCTTCTTCATTTAGATGTTTTTTAGTTTGTCTATAGTATTCTCTTAATAAAGAATCGTCATCTAATTTACTATAATCTTGATTAATTTTTACATAATCTTCTAAAGTACCACCAGTTTCTTCCATAAAGTCTACTAACTTTTGAATATTTTCAGGAAGTGGTTTTCCAGTTTCTATATTCTCTTTAATAGCTTCTTCAGCTTCTTCAGCTATTTCTTCTACTTCTTCTTCAGAAATTTCTTCTAATACTGGAGTTTCTTGTGTTTCTGCTTCCGGTTGTACTTCTTCTTGTTTTTGTGGGGAGTCGGTGTCTTCAGACTCTGCAACCACTCCGCTGTCGTCAGCGTTATCTTCTTTAGTTTCATTTTTTTCTTCTTTTGGTGTTGGTGGTTTACTTAAATCTACTTTAATAACGCTATCATCTCCAGCGCTTTCAAATTTTGATTCATCTATTTGAGGAGTTTCCTCGGTTTGTTCTTGCGTAGTTTCTTCAACTACGTTTTCTTTATTTTCTTCCATAATATAATATAATAATAATTAATAAATTTATCTAGGATCAAACGCGCCTAAATCAAATCCGCCTCCTAGTATATCATTACCTGCGGACTCAAAGTTTTTAGGTGGCTTACCTGTTTTTCTTTGCTCAATCATCTCACTTTGTTGAGTTGCTTGAATCTTTGTTCTTTGATCTTTTCTATTTTCTTTTTCAGTTTCTCTACTTCTAGCACCTTGAACTTCCATACTTTTTAACTGCATGTTCATTTGGAACTCTAAATGCATGAGTTCTTTTTTGTGTTCAACTTCTTGCATCATTTTTTGAGAATCAATTTGAGCTTTCATTTGTTCTAGTTGAGCTTCAGCCTGAACTTTAGCTTGATTTTTTTGCATTTCAGCATTAGCAGCAGCTTCAGTTGCTTGTATATTAGACTCTGTTTGTTGTTGCATGTTTTGCTGTTGAATCTGTTGATCTCTAGCAAGTTTCTTTTTTCTACGAACTTTTAAAAGTTGATTAGCTAGTTTAATATTATTTATTTCTCTAAGATCAATAGCATCTTCCATTTCTATATTTTGTTGTTGTAATGCCATTTGAATATTATTTTCAAGCATTGCTTTTTCTTCTTCATCTGGTAATAGTTCTATAAATATACCAAAATCATATAAATGAAGATTTTTCATTTCATCTAATGTAGCTACATTATGAGAACCTATAGCTTGAATAAATGCGTCTCTTGTTGGAGAATATTCTATAATATCAGATATTCTAAGCGATAAACATTCAGCTGTTTCTGCTGTTAAATATAATCCAGCTTGTAATATATGTCTTGTAGCTGTGTTACTATTAGCTGCTGCCATTTTTTGAACACCAACTAAAGCATTTTTATCAGGCGTTGCGGCATCTCTTGCTTCATTTAATCCGGTTACATCTCTTATCATTTGTAGATAATAATTATAATTACCTATAAGAGCTTGCATTTTATTACCACCGCTACCACTTGTTATTTCTTGAATAGGTACTTTACCAGGATTCATATCACCATCTTGAGTAAATGATCTACCAATTACCGAACCAGTTTGGAAGAACATGTTTAAAGCTTCTTGTGGATTATAATTAGTTCCATTACCTAAATCTATTTCTGCTAAACCGTCAGCGTCAAGATAAACACCATCTGGTACCATTCTTGATAATACTTGTTGTAGTTTTAAATGTGTTAACTGAATCATATCAGCAAAACCAGTAATTCTACTTACTAAAGATTCTATTTTACCCTCGTACATTCTAGGTGCTACAATAGAATAATTCATTTTAACTTTAGTAAAATCACTTTTAGGACGCATCATGTTTTTAGACATTTCCCATTTAAGTAATTTATTTGTACCTAAAATTAAAGCGCCCTCGTATATAGTTTCTATAGATCTTAATAATTTAGAATAACCACCCTCCATGTCTTCTGGTGGGTTAAATTGATCATCTTTAGGTATAATTTTATCAGCGCCAGTACCAGTTTCTTTCATTTTATAAACCTCATTCATATAGGTTTTATAATTAAAATAAAGAATATCTACTTTGTTATTATCTTCATCTACATTACGATCATTATATCTACTAGATGCGTTGCTACTAGTTTTTATAATTTCTTCTAAATCTTCATGTTCTAAGTGTGGAAATTGTTTTACAAGTTCATTGATAGGTATAGATTTCATTTCACCAACATAATATATATCATCAAAATAAGGAGATTCAGTATAAGAATATACTAAATCAGCTGGATCAACATAATCAATAGTAACACCTTCAGAAGTATTAAAATTAGTTTTAACAGCACCTATACCTAAAACCGCTAAATCATAATAAAATCTTTTCTTTGTTAACTCGTATTTATTACCTTCAAACAAAACTTTTAAAGCTTGTTCTTCAGCTAACTCTACAGTTTGTTTATAACTTAGAGCCATATGTAAATCTAGTTCTTCCTGAGAATCTGGTAACGTTTCTTTTTCGTTTTCATAAAGATTTATATTGAAATTACTTAAAGCAAATTCATTAAAATCTTTAGTAGCCATGTCCTTCATTATAGATTCCATGTACTCGGTTCTTTTACTAACACCAAATGGATCTTGAGAATAAGCTTTTATATCGTACATTCTTTCAGCTATACCATTAACAACTATATCTACAAATTTAGGTATAATTGGAACTGGTTTCCAATCTAAATTTAAATAGGACAAATCACCGTTTATAGATAACTCATCCTTATATTTTTGTATAGATTGTTCTCCACGAGCATACAATCTTAAATTATGAAAATTATTTTTATTATTCTTATATCTACCACCTTTTATATTATTTTCACCATAAAACCATTCGTTTTCAATAGCTTTAGCTACTTTTAACCCATAGTCAAAGCTCAACTTTTCAGCGTCACTTACGACTTGGCTTGGAAAATATTTTTTTACAACAGACTCTGCCATATTTATTCTTTAATTATTTTAGACACATTACCTTTATTTTGATATTTAGAAATGTGTATATTTAATTTTGGTTTTTCAATTTTTGCATTTGGCGCATACAAATGTCTATTACAACCCATTATAGCTAAACCGCTACTTATCGTTGCATCAAACTTTGTTCTTTTATTTATATCAAATCTACTCCAATCATTTAGTAAAGTATTAAAATAAAGATTTCCAAATGTTCCATCTTGCTTCATGCCCACGTGATCTTGTATATACATTTCAATAGCAGCTGCATGAGCTTGTTTTATATCCTCACTTGAGTTTGGTATACCTCCAACTTCTTTTTCAGCTGTAGATAGTTTGTTCCAAATTTTATCAGGTCTATTCATACTAAAACCTCTATAACCTCTTCTTCTTAAGTAGTATAATAATCTAGGTTTATTATTCTCCGCAAGTATTGGCATTCCATAAAATACTAATGCCATTAAAACATCTTCAAAAAATATCTCAGCCGTAGGCGGTCTTGATAAGTATTCTAAAAAGAAGCTATTTGCAGGAGCGTCCTCCATGCTGAACTTTGTTAGTCCGTGGAGAGCTCCTTTAGAACCTTCACCATCTACGGTTCCTGATATATCATAAGAGTCGCAACCAAAGGCCCCCATATGTTCATTACCAGGATATTTTATGCCATTTTTTAGTATAACTCTATTTTGTAATTCTTGTTTAGGAACCCAACTTATTTTAAATCTTCCTTTTGGATCAGGATAAAATATTACTTGTGAATCTTTTATACCACCAACCCATTGAAAATTACCAGTTGTAATACCTAATGTTCTAGACATTTCTTCGTTATAATCTATTTGTTCATATATTTTAACTAAGTTAAATATACTATTTTTAGTTTCATCACGAAAAGCATGCTCTTCAGTTCTAGGAAATTGGCGATAAAATTCATTTAAAGCATCTTGATCATCTTTTAAACCATCAGCTTCATTTTGCCAATTATCAATTACACCTATATCTATTAATTCGCCGTCTGGGGCGAGTATATCTGAGTCAGGAGTAGTAAATACTGGAAATCCGTACTCATCAATAAATCCTTCGTAGTTCCATTCCATTGGGACAAACAAAGAGTATAAACCAGATTTTGTTTGACCATTTCTATTTCTTTTAGTGACATCGGATGCTTTGTATAGTTTTTTAAAATTGTCTCCACCTTTATCTAATGCGTTTGAAGTAGAGCCCATCATGCATTTACCAACTATTCTACTACCTAGTCGCAAACATGTTTTTGTAACTCTCCAGTTATTTAAAATATTATCGGGTCTTTCCCATTTACCACTTTCATCATGCACTAGTAAGTTTAGTTTTTCACCATCATAACTATTATCACCAGTATTCTTCCAATCAATTGTTGTATCTAAACCTTGTAGATCTTCTAATTTTTCGTTAGACGTTATTTTTTTACGAGTAAATTTACTTGCTGGCACTCTATATGCTAACTCTGATTTAGGTCTATCCATACCATCTTGTATAGGTTTAAAAAAGAACGGGTAGTTTATACTTATCGGAACTACTTTGTCAGTAAACATCTTCTTAGCATCTGAACCTGTTTTAGATAGGATACCATATCTACTATCACTCGCAAGAGTGGCTAAATTAACTGTTTCTGCACTCGACATAAAAGAAAATCCAGAACGACGATTTTTAAGATAACACATGCCATAACATCTTTTATCAGCTTTACAAGCTTCCCAGAATATATAAAACAATCTATTTGCCTCTCTAAAATCTGGAGCACCTACATCTATCTTGCTCCATTGAAGATACATATAATGTGTACCTGTTAAATATGTTGGTTTGTTTTTATTTATAAACCAAAAACCCTCATCTCTACGTTTAAACTCTTCATCTATATAATCAAACCATTGATCTTTAGCTTCGTCTGGATAATTTCTCCAATCAAATATGTTTTTTAAACGAGTTAATTCTTTTGGTTGTTCTATTTTTGACCACTTATTCCCTTGCAGTTTATGTACTTGCACGGGCACAGATGGTAAAGCAATTCTAAGATTTTGGATTTCATATATTTCGCCTATTTTACCTGTTTTAGATATAACAATAACATCGTGTTCTTTATTATATCCATACTTCCATTTTTTACCACGATTCATTCTAGTTATCGTAGTTTTTTTAATGGGTTCTATTATTTTAACTAATGTTTGCTCGTAACTCATTTTGATCTTCCTTCGGCAAATCCTTTAAACACTCTTTCTTTTTTTTCTTCAGGTTCTTTGCCTTCCAAAATGTTTTCTTCTTCTTGAATTCTATTAAGTATTTCAAATGCGTCAAATATAGCTAGTTTTTTAGTTGCTGCAGCATTTTTTAATCTATCAGCAGATATATCATCATCAGAATCAACAATAGCTTCTTTAGCTACTTTAATTAATTCCTCAACTGCTTTGTGCCCAGCTTGGATTATACGTTTCTTCGTCTCCTTGATGTTCATATTTGATTGTAATTAAATTTGATAAAACTCTATATAATCTGTTTCCATCTACCATAAATTCAGATTGTGTTTTAGGTTGATAACCTATAATATCTCCTATATTTACAGTACCGTCAGAATATTTTACAACGCCAACAAATTGTTTTTCTTTATCTATACTAAACTTATCTTTATCTACAATTGGTTCTACAAAACAATAACCTTTTGGAGCATACCAATTATTATCAGAAAAACTATTACAGTATTTTACTAAAAATATTTGATCTTGATCTATAATATAAGTGTTTTCATTGAAATAACTTCTACTATTCTTTTCTTCACCTCTAACATTATGCCATCTACGAAATACGTTATGATGCACAATAACTTCATCCCCTGGTTTTAAATCAGTTTCTATCGCGATAGGCGTAGAGACTATTATAGCAGTCTTATTTATATATTGATGATTAAAAATTTCGGTGTTAAGTATAAGTTCTTTATCACCTATCTTTTTCTTATTGTTGTATCTCCCTCCTTTTGGTTTTACAACAAAGTTGTAAACACTTCTCATTAGTATTCAAGATTATATTCTACAGATACCGCCATGTTTTTATTAAAGTCTTTCCAAGGTAATACATCTTTATTTTTCTTAATATAAACAGAATATTTTTCATCTTCTTCTATTATATCACAAATTGTATGTCCACCATAAACTTCTTGGCCTACAGCATAATGCATTGCATCGTTTTTATAATCTTTACCTACACTAATCTTTCTTATTAGCTTCGCCATTTTCAGTTGGATTATTTTGAGGAGCAGGATTTGGATAATTTATCACTCCATCTTGTAAATTTATATTGTCAGTACCATATTTAGTTTGCATAGCTGCTCTTTGTCCTTCTAATCTAGTTTGAACACCTTCCATAGCTTTCATTAAAGCATGCTTTCTAACTTCTATCTGACCAATTTCATTAGTTAATTGTTCTATAGTTTTAACCATAGATTGTATCATAGCTAACTCCTGTTCTTCTATTTTTTCAGGTTTTTCTACATCAGATTTAAAATCTTGTAAATTTACTGCACCGCTAGAAGTAGTAGGTGGCACGGTATCAACACCTTCTGAAAAATCACTCTTAAAAACTACTTTTTTATCCTTAGATTCTTCTACTATTTTATCTAA